CCCTTGGGCCAACAGCAGCACCTCCCGCTAACCCTTACGGCCTCTGAAATACCCGCTGTTGACACTGTTGAAACCTGAGGTGGAAAACCTTGGCTGAAATAAATCGGCTTGAAGATGCGTACAGCTGGAACCTGACGCGCCTGGCTGACGCCTTCGGCCTTCACCGGGATACGATCAGAAAGCGCTTGAACGCTGCCGGCGTCGTGCCCTCTGGCACCCGGAACAACGCCAACGTGTACCGGTTAAAGGATGTGGGGCCGGCGCTGTTCGCGGATAGCTTTGCCGGTTCCGATGGTGATCCGGATGAGCTAAGCCCACAGGACAGAAAGGCTTGGTATCAGTCCGAGAACGAGCGGATCAAGTTGGAGGTCGAGCTTCGCCAGCTGCTGAGTGCTGACGAGGTTCATCTTGAAATGAGCCGGCTTGCAAAGTCGGTGACCACGACCCTCGATAGCTTGCCGGACATTCTGGAGCGCGACTGCAGTCTGACGCCCGAGGCGATTGAGCGGGTGCAGGAAACAATGGACGCTCTGCGCGAGCAGATGTATTTGCGGATCATCCAGGAAGACGAAGAATGAGCTCGCTTGCCAGTGCCTCCCAGATCAAGCGAGAGGTGGCCGAGCTTATAAAGCCTCCGCGCAGGATTAGGATCAGCGATGCCGTCTCGGATCGGATGATGGTGGTTGACGGCGGAGGTAAGGTTGCTCCGTTCAAGGACGACCTGACGCCCTATATGACTGAGGCAATGAACTGCCTTTCAAGTCGGCTCTACGATGCGGTTGTTTTCATTGGTCCGGCTCGGTCTGGAAAAACGATTTCACTGCTGGATGGTTGGGTTGCTTACGTCATCAGCTGCGACCCGGGCGATATGTTGATCGTCCAGATCAGTGAGGAAAAAGCCCGGGAGTACAGCAAAAAGCGAATCGACCGGATGCTCCGGAACTCGCCAAAGCTGGCTCCGCTCATGAGCCCGCACGGCCACGACAACAACGTTCACGACAAGACTTTTCGCGCTGGCAACTATCTCGGCATCAAGTGGCCAACGGTCAACGTGCTTTCTTCCTCCGACTATCGGTTTGTCGCGCTGACTGATTATGACCGGTTAGACGAGGATTTGAGCGGTGAAGGTGACCCGTTCAGCCTGGCGTCAAAGCGGACACAGACATTTATGTCCTCCGGCATGACGCTGGTTGAGACATCTCCGGGCTGGGAGGTTACGGACCCGGACTGGAAGCGTGATCCAGCGTTCCCGCACATGGCACCCCCAACCAAGGGCGCTCTTGCGCTGTACAACCTGGGCGATCGCCGCCGGTTGTATTGGCAGTGTCCAAGCTGCGCGGAATGGTTCCAGCCCATTCTGGAAAACTTCAATCTTGAAGCGGCGCACCCGTTCTGTCCCTCTTGCGGCACGATCATCGAAGGCGCCGAAGCAAAAAGGAGTCTCAATCGTGGCGGAAGATGGGTTCAGGAAGGTTGTCACCTGAGCGCCGAAGGTGAGATGACCGGTCAACCACGCGAGAGCCGTATTGCATCTTTTTGGATGGAAGGCCCGGCCGCAAAGTTCCAGACCTGGGAGAACCTGGCCTACAAACTGCGCCAGGCAGAAGAGGTCTACGAGCAGACCGGCTCACAGGAAAAGCTGAAGGCTACCGTTAACACCGACTGGGGCAGGCCGTACCGGTACCGGAAAATGGAGAACGTGCGCAGCCTGGAGGTAATCCAGCAGCGTGCCGAAAAACTCGGTGACCGCGAGGTCCCTGAAGGTGTCCGCTGCCTGTTTGCCGCGGTGGATGTGCAGGGAGGCAAGAAGCGCCGCTTTGTCATTCAGGTTGTCGGGTACGGCGAGCACGGTGAGCGCTGGCTGATCGATCGCTACGCCCTGCGCAAATCTGCGCGCCTTGATGAAGACGGCGAGAAGATGCGGATTGACCCGGGCGGGTATCCAGAAGACTGGGATCTGCTGATCAACTTTGTCATCTCTCGGCGGTATCCGCTGGCGGATGGTAGCGGCCGGGAAATGCCGGTTCTGCTGTCGGGTATCGACACTGGCGGCGAGGACGGGGTTACCGAAAATTCATACCAGTTCTATCGGCGGCTGAAACGCCAAGGGCTTCACCGGAAGACAAAACTTATCAAGGGCGGCAGTCGGCTTGGCGCCCCAAGGATTCGAGAATCATTTCCTGACAGCACTGGCCGTAAAGATCGGCACGCCAGCAGCCGCGGAGATATTCCGCTTTACATTCTGAACACCAACCTGATCAAGGACACGATCGCCAACTGCTTGGAGCGAGAAACAGCCGGGCCGGGCTACATACATTTCCCGGACTGGCTTGGGGAATGGTTCTTTGAAGAGCTGACCTACGAGCAGCGCAACGCACTTGGAAAGTGGGAAAAGCCCGGCAAGGGCAACAACGAAGCCTTCGACCTCATGGGCTACTGCGACGCGGTGGCGACACTCCACGGTTACGACAAGATTAACTGGCAGGCTCCGCCACCCTGGGCCCGGCCATGGGATAGCAATACAGAGATTCAATCTGACGGACGAGCGTCTGATTCGAAGAAGTCCACCGCACCGCCGGCAGCACGACAGCGCCGGCGGTCCCGATTCAGGTTCCAAGGCTGATGGCATTTACTCAAGAAGACATCGAAGCGATCGATGAGGCTATTGCCACCGGCGTGCTGGAGGTCCAGTTCGCGGATGGCAAGCGCACCAGGTACCGGTCAATTAACGAGCTCGAGCGGGCGAAGTACCACATTGAGGGCGAGATCACCAAAGCGCTCGGTAAGCGTCCGCGCCGCGGCGTCCGCATGAATGTGACCAAGGGGCTCTGATATGAGTAAGCCGAGAATCAGAGTTCAGTCCGGCCAGGTAATGACCACCCGGGCCCAGGCTTACGAAGGCGCCACCCATGGCCGCCGAGCTACCGGATGGAGCGCGCCTGCTACCGGGCCCAACCGTGCGCTGAATGGCTCACTGAGCACTCTGCGCAATCGTGCCCGACAGAGTTTTCGCAACAACGCATGGATCGAGCGGGCTATCACCCGCAACGTGGTCAACGAAGTCGGTACCGGGATCACGCCGATATTCGAATCAAGCCAGACAGCCTTCAATGACTCTATGGCAAAGCTCTGGCTCCCATGGACCGGAATGTCCGCCCCGGATGGAGCACTGGATTTCTATGGCCAGCTTGCCCAGGCCGTTCGTTGCCGGCGCACATCCGGCGAGGTTTTCATTCGCTTGCGATCCCGGCCTGCCTCTTTCGGTATGACGGTTCCCGTGCAGCTGCAGGTCATTGAGCCGGATCACGTGCCTGAAACACTGAATCAGGATCTTCGAAACGGCAACCGGATAATCGCGGGTAAGGAGTTCAACAAGCGCGGCCAGTTCGTCGCGGTCTGGATGTATCCGGAGCACCCGCAAGATGCGGGCATGATGACGTTGAACCGGCTTATCCGGATTCGGGCGAGTCAGGTTATTCACCACTACTTGCCGCTTCGCCCCGGGCAGGTTCGTGGGGAGCCGGATATCGTTCAGTCACTATTGCGCGCGAAAACATACGACAGCTACGAAGACAGCGAACTGGTGCGCAAAGAGACCCGCGCGCCGTTTACCGGGTTTTTGCAAAAAGACTACACAAACGATCAGGACTGGAACTTTGACCCGATCACCGGCGAGCCGGTAGCGGATGACGACCCGCTGCCAGAGGTGAACGCCCAGGCCGGGACGATCCTCACCGGTGCCGCCGGCGAAAAGATGACGCTCTTTGATGGCGATAACACCGGCTCCGGGTACGGCGACTTCCAGCGTCAGCAGCTTCTGTCTATCGCTGGCGGTGCGAAATCACTTTACGAACTGGTCACCGGTGACTGGTCGAAAATTAATGACCGGACCTATCGGGCAATGATCACCGAATACCGCCGCGAGATCGAGACAGCGCAGGATCACCTGACCATCCATCAGATCTGCGAAAAGGTCGGCTTCTGGTTCACTGATGCAGCCGTGCTTTCCGGGGCAGTCCGCGCCCCTGGTTATGCCGACCAGTACGACGACTATAACCGCCGTGACTGGCGCACTCAGCGCTGGCCGCACATCAACCCGACTCAAGACGTGGCCGCAACGGTTAAAGAAATCGAAAACGATCTTGAAAGTCTGGATGCAGCCGTTGCGAAACGCGGATACCGCGCCGTTGATGTGCAGCAAGCCAACGTCACAGCCAAAAAACGCAAAGCCGACATGCTCGAAAAAGCGGGCATCACCGAAGAGGAATAAACCATGTTATGGTTCAAAGCACAGGCTTCCGGAGATCGGACGGCCAAGGTAATTATTGACCGAGCGATCGGTTCCGATTGGGCGCCCGATTGGATATCAGACTTCACCGGCGAAAAGCCCGCCCGGGAATTCATTGAAGCGGTGGAAGCGCTCGGCGAGTTGGACCGTATTGATCTGGAGATCAACAGCCCGGGCGGTGACGTAGCCTCTGGCGTCCGGATTATGAACTACCTCAAGAGCCATAACGCCGAGGTGCACGTTAAGGTCACCGGCATGGCGGCCAGCATTGCCACCATCATCATGCTGGCGGGAGATACCCGCACGATGGGCATCGGCACCAGCGTCATGACTCACCGCGCATCTACGCTGATG